GACGACTGAGAAAGTCTCGAGAGAGCTATCCAGAGCAATCACAAGAACAAGACCTCTAAGAAGAGGGGGCTTTTGCAATTTTTTTTATATTATTTTTTTTAAAGTCCAAAAAGCACCCAGAGTAAACCAATTGATTTTATTGACCTTTGTCACCTATTTACAAAACAATTGATTCGTGATATGATATAACATGTTCAATAAATCACTTAGCTCGCGTATGGACTTATCAACAGTTTCGAAGGCATCGCTACAGAAACGAATTGATGCATATTTCGAATATTGCAAAAAGAAACAGAAACCAAAAACAATGACAGGCCTAGCACTTCATCTAGGCATTACACGAAAGACACTAACTGAATTCTCTAGGACAGATCGGCTAGGTGATGTTATCGAGAAAGCAAAATTACGATGTGAGAACGAGCTAGAAGAAAGACTGATATCTGGGATGCCAGCTACAGGTATCATCTTTGCACTGAAGAACAATTACGGCTGGCATGACAAATTAGACATTGATCAAACACTTCGAGGGACAATCTCGTTATCTGCATTATTCGACACAGCAGCTGCTAGACTACAGAACAGAAACGAAGAAGCTATTGAAGGCTCTACAGTTTCTGAGCTACCAGCTAATTCTGAAGTAGTAGCTGCAGAAGAAGACGATGACGATATTCCTGAGAATTTATTCACTAACTAGAAAACTATGCCGTTTAGCGTTTCTGGTTCTCGTTTACTGATATACGAGAAAGACACAGTAGGCTTATGCAAGTTGGGTACTATTCCGTTTGGTACTCCAGAGACTACTGCTAGCCTCTTTTCACGAGGTGCTTTAATTACTTGCGAAGAAGATGGAAAGATCTACCGGAATAAGGGAACAGTTGCTGCTCCTGTCTGGGAAGAACTTTCTTACGTGACTTCAGAAGACATTGATGAAAGAATCTTGCAGTATACAGAAGTTTCGATTCCAGCTGCTGACATTACAGCGACATCAGCTGGTAAACTTGGACATGCTGCTGGTGTACCGTTAGTAGCTGATCCTGGTGCAGACAAAGTTGCTATTCCTCTTGCTGTTGTTCTTATCTACGATTATTCTACTGCTGCTTACACTGGCGGTGGAAACGTTACTGTCAATATCAACGGTGGTGCTGCTTTAACTGGAGCTGTTACTGCTGCTAACTCGATAGGTGCTTCTTCTGATAAAGTAGTGAACTTTGTTCCGTTAGCTGCTACACCACAGAACTTGACTGCTGGTAAAGGATTCAACCTTGTTGCTGCAACTGCTTTCACTCAACCTGGTACTGCTGCTGGTGTTGTTAGAGTGAAAGTCCTATACAGAGTGATGACATTAGGCTTAGCGTAATCGATTACGAATTGCATACGTAGTCAATCAGACCATGAATGACATAGAACTTTACATCAAATGGCAAGGCGACCCACTGCAATGGGTGTGCGACATGTTCAACTTACGCCCTCAGGGAGTTAAAGAAGAATATCAGACACTATACGATGCTGCTGTTGCTGATCGGAAGTTCTACGAATTCAAAGCTGGCTGGTTCAAACCGTTTGTCAAGGGTGAAGAAGTCACCTGGCAGCAAACTGCAATACTGATGGCAGTAGGTGCTGCTGTACAAAAGAAGGCATTACCGAGAATTTCGATTCGCTCTGGTCATGGAATTGGCAAGACAACGACACTCTCTTGGATAATGCTTTGGTTTCTGTTCTGTTTTAAGAACGCACAGATACCGTGCACAGCACCTACTGGTGATCAGCTACATGACATTCTCTGGAAAGAGGTTCAACTCTGGCTCTCGAGGATGCCGAAAGAGATTAGTTCTTTATATGAGTGGTCGAATGACTACATCAAGATGGTTGAATCTCCTCAGACTTGGTTTGCTAGAGCGAGAACAGCTAGGAAAGAAGCTCCTGAAGCTTTAGCTGGTGTTCATGGTGATGCTGTTCTTTACCTAATCGACGAAGCCTCAGGTGTACCAGAGGAGATTTTCAATACTGGGGAGGGCGCTCTTACTGGTGATAACTTCATCTTGGTGATGATTTCGAATCCAACACGTCTAGTCGGTTATTTCTTTGACTCGTTTAATCGAGACAGAGAGAACTGGCAGACGCTGCACTTTAATTCAGAAGAAAGTCCAATCGTTAATGCAAGATTTGTTCAACGTATTATTGACAAACACGGAATCAATTCTGATGAGTACAGAATTCGTGTTAAAGGAGAATTTCCAGCTGAAGACGCAATTGACAATGGTGGCTATCTACCTTTACTTATCGATGCTGATAGGAGAGAGACGTCAGACAAAAGACTAATCGGAAGAAAGAGATTAGGAATTGATCCGTCTGGTGAAGGTAAAGACTCTACAGTCTTTGTTGTCAGAGATAATTATAAAGCTGTAAAGGTGAGCTCAGAAAAGATCTCTACGTCAAAGTCAATTGCTCAGAGAACAAGAACGATCATGGATGAGTACGGTATTGCACAAGAAGATATCACAGTTGATAACTTCGGTGAGGGTGCAAACGTTGCACAAGAACTTGCATTAGTCGGTATCAGAGTAAACGCAGTAAACGTCGGTGATGCTGTACCAAAGGAAGAAGAAGAATACGACAAACTTAACGGAGAGAGAACATTTATCAATAAAAGAGCAAAGGCATACTGGCTACTCAGACACTGGTTACGAACTGGTGGTGAGCTAGTTGAAAATAAGTCATGGAAAGACGAATTTCCAAACAACAGATACAGAACAGAACTCTCTGGTAGAGTAAAGATGATGGGCAAGAGAGAGATGAGGAGAGAAGGTCTCAGATCACCGAATACGATGGATGCTCTGATGCTAACATTTATTGACGGTGAAGTAATTCCATCAGAGCCAGAAGTTAAACACGATGATTTTCTAGACGACGAAGACGATGGAACATTTTTATATCCTAGCATGAATCTTTAATTTATGAAAGAAGAGAAAAAACAAGACGTAGTTTCTCTCGGTAACGAAGGTGTCTTCGATGGTAAAGTTAATTGGCCAGATAATGAAGAGATCATACGTCGTATCGAACTAGAGAGAGACAATGCTATCGGTTACAGAGCTCCATTCGTAAATGATTGGCACGAGAACGAAGATCTTCTATACTGCAGAAAGAAGAAGATTCTGTCGAAGAGAACGAACGTGATGCTTCCATTAGCTGCTGGATACGAAGACGTACTTCTATCTCATCTCAGAACTCCAATCACAATCGTATTCGAGGGAGTTGAACCAGGAGATACTAAGAAAGCACTGAAAGCTACAAGCCTCTTCGAATTTGAAACATCTGTCACTCGAGAAGATTGGGAGTTCAAAGACATCATGACAAAGAAACTCGGTATCGTCTCTGGGAGGGGTATCAATAAGATCTACGCAGAATATCCGTATAAGCACAGACTCGATCCTGTCGACCACTACGACTTCTGGATTGACCCACTAACAAACGGGATGAATCTTGAATCAGCTCGATACTTAGGTCAAGACAATATCGTATTATCTAAAGCACAGCTAGAGAAGAACCCGTCATACGATAAAGAAGAAGTTACTAAGTTGCTCAGACAATTTCCAGACAATAACGCACCAGACCATGAAGTCGACAACACTGACAAGTCTCATCGGTTGCTAGCAGTTGGTGCAACACTCCAGAACTTTACACAAAGCGGAGAACCATCGTACATCTTTACTGAAGCATATACTCAGATTGATGGTATCAGAGTTTACGTACTTTACAATCGAGAGAAGAAAGTTATTATTAAGAAGACAGAGTTAGAGAACATTACTGGTTTTCTCAAAGGTGAGCAACAAGCTTTCTACCCGTATGAATCTTGGGCGTACTATCCTGACCTGTTCAACTTCTGGAGTATCGCTCCGCTAACGAGAGTTAGAGAGATCTTCTACTTACGTAACGTAGCTTTGAATCAGATCTTCGATGCAGGTGAATCAAAGACACGTCCAATGAGAGCATTTGACCCGAAGACATTTACTGATGCTAGTAAACTAGTCTACTCACCAGATGCTTTGATTCCGACAGCTGGTGGAAGAGATCCTAGTAAAGGCATTTATACGTTTGCTGGTGAATCGATTAGTGATCCATCATCTATTGATTCTATTCTAGAGACACTAGGGAATAAGATTACAGGTATGAACTCTGGTGCTACTGCTAACGAGATCAATACACAGAAAGTTGGCATCTACTACGGGAACATGCAAGAACTCGAGAAGAGAATGACATTGTTTGAATTATCATATAACAGATTCCACCTACGACTAGCTCAGAAGTACTTAAAGTTTGCTAGTGACCGTCTTGAAAAGATCGACGCAATTAAGATCTTAGGTACAAACGGAGTTGAATACGATGAGATTACACAAGAAGACCTAGTCGACTTCGATATTAACATAACTGGAGGTGTTTCAAAGGCTAGCGCAGATTCTTTGACTAAGAAAGCTAAAGCAGATGCACTAGCTCAGCTAGCAATGAGTCAGATCGTAAACCAGAAAGTGAGAGTCGAACTAGCACTTGGTATTGTCGGTTTCAATAAAGACGAGATCAAGAGGTTATTAGATTCATCGATTGTCGATCAGAACCAGTTAGTTCGAGCAGACGAAGACATTCAGAAGATTCTGACAAAGAAGAAGTTCAGGAAATACCTCAAAGCTGATATTCAGTACATGAAGAGAATCTTCGACTTCGTTTATGATCATGATCTGAGTAAAGAAGACGAAGAACTCTTGCTGAAGTATATCGAAGAGATACAGCCAGTTGTTATTCGTAACGTCTACTTACGAGCAAAGCAAGAGCTATTACAGAAACAGATGGCTATGTCATTAACATCAGCACCAGGCCCATCACCAGATTCTCCAGCACTGACAGGTGCTAAGAATGCGATGCCAGTACCACCAGAAGACGTTGCCACAGCCGGAGCTCAGACGATGCAGCAAGCAGAGACTGTTCCGTCACTAATTCAAGAACAATACTAGTATGAAAGACTTTACTGAAGCAAGAAATGGTTTTACAGAAGCAGAAGACATTGAGAGGATCAATGAGATCGAGTCTCAATACGAGAAAGCACTACCGTTCGCTGAGATCTTAGAATCTAGAAGCGGTACAGCACTCGTTGAGTGGCTCAACTCAGAAATTACCAATCGACTCTTGAATCTATTCGAGTCTCGAGATGTGCAAGCGATTGCAGATCTAAAGGCTGCTGTAGATCTCAAGACTAAGATATCTAATTCACGTGATGCTAAGACCTCGATTGAGTCTTGGCTCGCTAATCTTTAAGTTTATGCCTAGACAACAGTCTAACGTCAACGAAGAGAAAGACAAAGACCTAGACGATGAACAGTTACCTGTTGCTACTGAAGAAAAAACGGTAGCTGCTCGGTTCGTCGTTAGAGCTATGTCTTCGAAGAGAGATGCTTACGGTGTCTATTCTTCAGAGAAAGGTTTACTCAGGATCTATTCTGAGAAAGATGGTGTCGAGAACCCGAAGGAGTCAGCGATTGCTTATGCTAATAAGCTAAACGTTCAGACTTCTCCGCTATTACCTCGCTTTTAAGTTAATTATTAAATACAGACCGCTACGTCTTGAAACTGGTTATTACAGGTTAGCAACCTTGATAGCTATCTCGATTAGTGATCTACTAATTTATGCCCAATGAAAAGAGCAACAGTGAGCCAATCGAAGAAATTATGAATGGACTCGATTCTCACGAAGACGACGAATCTGGTCAGTCGGGAAAGAAAGACCAGGAAGGAGAAGGTGATCCTAAAGACACCGAGGACGACGAAGATGAAGAAGGCGATGAACCAGACACATCTTATCGGCCGACTGGAGAGAAGAAGGCTAAGAAAGAGTC